CCGTCACCAAGACCTACGCGCTGACCAACCTGACCCTGGAATCCTAACCACCCCAACCCAAAAGCGGGGCTCTCTTCACCGAGGGCTCCGCTTTCTTTTTATTTTTGAAAGGAGAAAACTGCAATGCTGAAGAAAACCATGACTTACGAGGACTACAACGGTGTTCCCCGCACCGAGGACTTTTACTTCAATCTGACCCCCGCTGAGGTGACGGAGATGGAGCTTTCCGTGGATGGCGGTCTGGTGGAGATGATCAACCGCGTGGTCGCGGCCCAGGACGGAAAGCAGATCATCAACGTGTTCAAGGACATCATCCTGCGGGCCTATGGCGAAAAGTCCCCCGACGGCAAGCGTTTCGTCAAGAATCAGGAGATCCGGGACGCCTTCGCCCAGACCAACGCGTACAGCGACCTGTTCATGGAGCTGGCCACCGACGCCAAAGCCGCGGCCGCATTCGTCAACGGCGTCATCCAGCAGCCGAAGAAGGCCTCCGCGCCCGCCCCGCAGAACTGAGTTTGAACAGGGGGGCCGGAGATGCTGGAACTTGTGGTGCCTAAATCAGAGCAGTATGACGACGACAGCGGCTGCTTTATTACGACCAAGGAACAGACCCTTCGTCTGGAGCACTCTCTGGTCTCCCTTTCAAAATGGGAGGCGAAGTGGCACAAGCCGTACCTGTCCACCAAGTCGAAGACGGTGGAGGAGCAGATCGACTACGTCCGCTGCATGACCCTGACCCAGAATGTTGACCCCAATGTCTATACCGCCATTACACCCCAGCTGCTGGCGGTGGTCAAGGACTACATCGAGGACTCCATGACGGCCACCACCTTCTCGAAGGAACAGAGAGGCCGCCGGGGGAGGGAAATCGTGACGGCGGAGATCATCTACTACTGGATGATCTCCCACCAAATCCCCTTCGAGTGCCAGAAGTGGCATTTGAACCGGCTGATGACGCTCATCAACGTATGCAGCGCCAAGACTGGCCCGCAGAAGAAGATGAGCCAGAAGGATATTTTCGCACAAAACCGCGCCCTGAACGCGGCGCGAAGGAAGAGAGGAAACACAAGGGGGTGACGCCATGTATGAAGAACGGATCTGGAGATTCCTGAAGGGGAAGCTGCTTTCCGACTGCGGAGCCGCCGGACTGATGGGAAACCTCTACGCCGAAAGCGGGCTGAACCCCGTCAATCTCCAGAACACCCATGAGAGGAAGCTGGGGCTCTCGGACAAGGAATACACCCAGCAGGTGGATTTCGGACTTTACGCCGACTTTGTCCATGACGGAGCGGGTTACGGCCTTGCCCAGTGGACCTTCTGGAGCCGGAAGCAGAACCTGCTGGCCTTTGCCAAAAGCAGGGAGAAGAGCATCGGCGATCTGGAGACGCAGCTGGAGTTCCTGTGGAAGGAGCTGACGGAAAGCTACGCCTCCCTGGCGCAGATGCTGCTGAGTGCCGGTTCTGTCCGGGCCGCCTCCGACGCGGTCCTGCTCCAGTTTGAACGCCCGGCCGACCAGAGTGAGACGGCCAAAGCCCGCCGGGCTGCCTACGGGCAGAAGTATTACGACCAATTTGCAGGAAAGGAGGCGGCCGCCATGAGCAACAGTCCATTGGTCTCCTACACAAAGCTGTCCCCTAACCATTCCGGTAGGCGCAAGCACGCCATCGATACCATCTCCATCCACTGTATGGCCGGTGATTTGACGGTGGAGAGCTGCGGAAACCTGTTCGCCAGCCCAAGCCGGAAGGCCAGCAGCAATTACGGGATCGGGAGCGACGGCCGGATCGGACTCTATGTGGAGGAATGCAATCGCTCCTGGTGCACCTCCTCCAGCTCCAACGACAACCGGGCCATTACCATCGAGGTGGCGAACAACGGGGGAGCCAACCAGGGATGGCCGGTATCTGACGCGGCTTATCGGTCCCTGATCGCCCTCCTGGTGGACATCTGCCGGAGAAACGGGATCAAACGGCTGCTCTGGAAGGGCGACAAGTCGCTGATCGGGCAGGTGGATAAGCAGAACATGACCGTCCACCGCTGGTTTGCGGCAAAGGCGTGCCCAGGGGACTGGCTTTACAGCCGCCACGGGCAGATCGCCAACGAGGTAAATGCAAAACTGTCTGAGGAGGACGAGGATATGGACCAGACAAAATTCAATGAGATGTTCTCCGCCGCCATGACGGATTATCTCAAAGGTCTTCAGAACAACAACTGCGGCGACTGGTCCCAGGAAGCGCGGGACTGGTGTATAAGCGTCGGGCTGTTTGCCGGAAACGGAACCGCAGTGGACGGAAAGCCGAACATGATGTGGCCGTCCGGGCTGACCCGTGAACAGGCCGCCCAGCTCTTCTACCGGCTTGCGAAGATGGTGGGGCTTGCGTGATGAGAAATCGTACAAGCCGAACCAGAGGCAAAGCTGGAAGAAAGCCGGACCTGTCGCAGTTTTCAAAATGGATGATCGCCGACATTCGTCCCCTGCTGTGGGTCGTGACTGTCGGCGGTTTTTTACTGGCCTTTTACTGTGTCTACAAGGGATACACCGGCGCGCTTCCGTGGATCGGCGCTATGGTGGGGCTCCCCTGGGGCGCCCATGGCATGGTGTGCAGCTTTTATCTGAACCTGTGCAAATCCGACCACCGGGAGGGTGGCATCACCTTTGAAACGGCAAAGGCCGCCAATTTCAACACCAATGTTTCACAGACGCCGGTAGGCTCCGTGGAGAGCCCGGCAATTTAAGGAGGAGTATCGATGACTGCGGAAATCATTTCCTCGCTGCTGATGCTTGTTGGCGGAATCACCATCCTGACCAACATCATCGTGCAGGTGGTCAAGAGCATCACCTGGGACAAAATCCCCACAAACTTGGTTGCGCTGTTCGTATCAGAGGCGCTGACGCTGGCCCTGGGAGGGGCCTATGCCTCGGTAAAGGGCATCGACATCGCCTGGTACATGGTGGCGGCCGCCATCGTGGTGGGGCTGATGTCCGCCTATGCGGCCATGTTCGGCTTCGATAAATTCAAGGAAGCCATCGAGGGCTGGAAACAGAAAAGCTGATCTTGAAGGAGGTGGCCGAACGTGATCCATTTCAGACATACGGGGGATTTCTCAAAGCTGACCCGGTTTATGGAACGGGCAAAGGAGGCCGTCCGTCTCGGCGATCTGAACAAGTATGGCCGGGCGGGGGTGGCGGCCCTCTCGTCCGCAACCCCTGTTGACTCCGGAGAAACGGCCGCCTCCTGGTATTACGAGATTACCAACAAGAACAACACCATCACCATCTCGTTTCACAATTCCAACATTCAAAATGGAGTCCCCATCGCCATCCTTCTCCAATACGGGCATGGCACGGGGACCGGAGGCTGGGTACAGGGAAGAGATTACATCAACCCTGCGATCCAGCCTATTTTTGACCAGATAGCAGAATACGCCTGGAAGGAGGTGACTCGGTCATGAGCAGGACGATCGACGAGAGAATCGTTGAAATGCGGTTTGATAACCGGCAGTTCGAGCAGAACGTGCAGACCAGCCTGTCTACGCTGGACAAACTCAAGCGGGGACTGGACCTGGACAACGCCGCCAAGAGCCTTGACGGGCTTGGGGACGCGGCGAAGCGGTGCGACATGTCCGTCCTCGGCAAGTCTGTGGAGACGGTCCAGGCCAAATTTTCGGCGTTCCAGGTCGTCACCATGACGACTCTTTCCAACATCGCCAATTCGGCGGTGAACACGGGAAAGCGGCTCGTGTCCGCCCTGACAATCGACCCCATTAAAACGGGTTTTCAGGAGTATGAGACCCAGATCGGGGCGGTGCAGACCATCCTGGCCAACACCCAGCACGAGGGGACCAACCTCCAGCAGGTGAACCGGGCCCTGGATGAGCTGAATACCTACGCGGATAAGACCATCTACAACTTTACCGAGATGACCCGGAACATCGGCACGTTCACCGCGGCCGGCGTCAACCTGCGGACCTCGGTGGACTCCATCAAGGGTATCGCTAACCTGGCGGCCATTTCGGGCTCCACCTCCCAGCAGGCATCCACAGCCATGTACCAGCTCTCCCAGGCCCTGGCCGCAGGCAAGGTCTCCCTGATGGACTGGAACTCTGTGGTCAACGCCGGTATGGGCGGCAAGGTGTTCCAGGACGCCCTGGTGCGCACCTCCGAGCTGCTGGGCACCGGCGCGCAGAACGCCATCAATATGTACGGCTCCTTCCGGGAATCCCTCACCAGAGGCGAGTGGCTCACCACAGAGGTGCTTACCGAGACCCTGAAGCAGTTTGCCGGCGCGTACAGCGAGGCCGACCTGATCCAGCAGGGATTCTCGGAGGCCCAGGCCCGGGACATCGCCCAAATGGCGAAGACGGCGGAGGAC